GATGACGATTGGTGTAAAGCGAGACAAAAGATCGATTACCTTGAAACGTGTCTTTATTATATTGAGGGCGTTCTAAGACAGATCTCTAACCGAGGTTACACCATCAAAAACGTTATCGACTTGAGAAAGTTTGAAGCGGGTTATTGATGACTGTTATTAGTAAGAAGAATGAGGTTTACATTAAGGTAAATACCGAAGCCCACATTCACCAGGAACTTGCAGACTACTTCTGCTTTGAGGTTCCTGGCGCTAAGTTTATGCCCCACTACAGATCCCATGTCTGGGATGGAAAGATCCGTCTGTACTCCCCAGGAACGGGAGAGATATATGCGGGTCTTTTTGATTATGTTTGTCACTTCCTAGAGGAGCGAGGTTACAAGTATAAGTTAGAGGAGAGTCAGTTCTATGGATTACCAAATGAATCCGACCCCTTCATCACTCCTGAGGGTGTTGCGGGCTTTGTTAGATCTTTGGGTCTGCCTTTCAAGATCCGAGATTACCAACTCAAAGCAGTATTCTCGGCACTTAAAGCTAATCGCAAACTACTACTCTCCCCCACGGGATCAGGAAAATCCCTGATCATCTACACCCTTGTTAGGTGGCACCTGCAGAAAGATAGAAATATTCTGATCATCGTGCCGACACAATCTCTTGTCACTCAGTTGACACAAGACTTCAAAGATTATGGGTGGGCAGCAGATCATTACGTCCATCAGATTATGGGTGGTCGAGAAAAATACGTTGAAACCCCTGTAGTGGTATCTACATGGCAGTCAATCTACAAGGAACCTAAGAAGTTCTTCAATAGATTTGATGTCATCATTGGTGACGAAGCACACCTCTACAAGGCAAAAAGTCTCGTTGGTATTCTAACCAAGTGTCATGACGCAAAATATCGCATCGGTCTAACAGGTACACTCGATGGCATGAAGACACACCAGATGGTTCTGGAAGGACTGTTTGGTATGTGTAATCGGGTGACCAATACTGCTGACCTGATGGAGTCGGGAATGCTGTCAAAACTGCGTGTGCGTTGTCTGCTATTGCAGCATGGTTTTGTGCCATTCGATGACTATCAGCAGGAGATGGACTATATCGTATCACATCCAAAACGCAATAAGTTTATATCAAAACTGGCAGCAGACTTGGATGGTAACACACTCATCCTATTCAACTACGTCGAGAAGCACGGAGACGTTCTTCATGAGGTGCTAAATACTTACGTGGATGCAGACCGCAAGGTCTTCTACATTCACGGTGGTGTGGAAGCATCCGAACGAGAACGAGCACGTCAGATTTGCGAAAAGGAAACTAACGCAATCATCCTGGCATCCTATGGAACATTTTCCACTGGTATCAACATTCGGAATCTTCACAATGTAATCTTTGCGTCCCCTTCAAAGTCTCGCGTACGAAACCTCCAATCTATTGGTCGTGTCTTACGCAAAGGTGAAAACAAAGCACAGGCAGTGTTGTACGACATTGCTGATGACTGCTCTAGAGGATCAAGACAAAACTACACTCTTCGACATTTGGTAGAACGTATAAAGATCTATCAAGAAGAGAAGTTTAACTACGAGGTCTCCAAGATTAAGTTCAAAAATGATTAACTACGTAAATCACGATCAACAGTTCTTTGGCATCATTAAACTTTCTTCTGGGGAAGAAGTCCTAGGAGAGATGGTGGCAACGGAAGATGTCGAATCTCCTGGCACAACTATTGTGTTCATCACTAATCCTGCACGCTCCAAGCAAGTTCATATTGAGCAGGATGGAAAGCAAGGAGTGGGTGTAGGACTAATCAAATGGCAATACTTCTCGGATGAAGATTTCTACATCATCTCAGAGAAAGATATTATTTCTATTGCCCCCCTGAGTAGGGAAGGCACACTGGCGTACAAACGCTGGTTGAGAAATGAACTTGATGAAGATACCTCAGACGACAGTTATAAGACAGACATTCCAAAACATCTTGGTGGGCGTGGTTCTGTACAAGAAGCAAGGCGTCACCTTGAAAAACTGTTCAAAGCACCCTCATCAGATAAAAGCTAATAGAGTTCTTTTGAACCCTTACAGTGTTAGTTTAATGAGATTATTAGATGTTGTCAAGTCTTGACACATAAACGGTCATTGTGTATCATGGTGTGCAGGTGCAGATATTCCTATGGTACTCATGACCGCAAAGAAAAAACAGCACTACGTTGACAACCGTAAGTTTCTTGAAGAACTTGTAAAGTTCCGCAAGCGGGTGCGTATTGCCAAAGAGCGTGGACTTGAGAAACCACGCATCCCAGAATATATCGGTGAATGCTTTCTGAAGATTGCAACACACCTCTCATACAGACCGAACTTCATCAACTACATGTACAAAGAAGACATGATTGGTGATGGTATCGAGAACTGTGTCCAATACATTGACAACTTTGATCCCGCAAAATCCAGTAATCCTTTCGCATATTTTACTCAAATCGTCTACTATGCTTATCTGCGGCGTATATCTAAAGAGAAGCGGCAGATGGATATTAAGGACAAACTGATTGAGAAGAAAGGTTTTGATGAAGTTTTCCACTCAGATGGCGATCACAGTCATGCTGACATGAACTCGATCAAGTATCGTATTGAAACTAACATGAGGTCGTAATGACACACGAAGAAATGCTTGAGGAAGCAGCAAACCGTGAACAGGTGAATGAGCACACTTGGATCGACGATTGTTTCAGAGTTTATAAAACCCAATATGGACTCTGGCACAGTGCTAAAAGGGATGGGACAGAACTTGTTACTGCTCTGACAGAAGAGCAATGTATCAGTGGTACTAGGTTTTATCTAAAAGGTCTCCAAGATGGTTGGGGAGAAAGTCGAGTTCTTAATGATGGTATTGTTGGAGGCAAACTGTGAGTAAAATCCTGTTGATCACCGATCAGCACTTCGGAGTTCGTAATGACAACCAAGTCTTCATAGACAAATATAATAAGTTTTATAGCAAAGTCGTCATTCCTTTCATTGACAAGTATGGTATAACCGATGTCATTGCCCTAGGAGATACCTTTGACAAACGCAAGAGTATCAACTTCAACTCACTGGACGCTGCGAAGGAGATGTGGTTCACCCCTCTTCAAGATCGTGGCGTGCATCTCACGATGCTAGTAGGTAACCATGATATCTACTACAAAAATACTCTTCGCATCAACGCTCCAGAACTTCTTCTCGGAGAATACGACAACATTACTGTCATCGATGAGCCTTGCCAACGTAATGTTGGTGGTCTTGATATACTTTTTCTGCCTTGGATTTGTGATGACAATCGAGAGCGATCTCGAATGGAAACGGAAAGCAGTAGTGCTCCTGTCTGTATGGGGCATCTTGAGCTTAACGGTTTTGAAGCTATTCCTGGTCATTATATGGAGCATGGTGACGACCCATCCATATACGGAAAGTTTGATCTGGTCTGCTCAGGACATTTTCACATGAAGTCTCAGCAGGGTGCGGTCAACTATCTCGGCAATCCATATCAACTCTACTGGGGTGACTATGGTCAGCAGAGAGGATTCCATGTCCTAAATACTGATACACTAAAGTTAACATTCTTACCCAATCCGTACGATATCTTCCAAAAGGTATACTACGATGATACTAGGGAGATTAAGTTTCCTAAGAACCTCAATGGTTCGTACGTCAAACTTATCGTAGAGAAAAAAACAGATCAAGTTATATTTGATCAAACTATCAAACAACTTCAGACGGCAGGATGTGCTGACCTCAAAATCATCGAAGATCTCAATGTAGATCTAGAGGATGTTGATGAAGCAATCGAAACAGAAGACACACTCACTACCCTTGAGCGTTGCGTTTCTGATCTAGACAATAAAGATGATATCTTTGCTATCTTAAAGTCCTTGTATTTGGAGGCGCAGCAATAGTGGCATACGTATTGACCGAAAAATCATCAGGCGGAGTGTTCGCAGTAACTGACCAACGAAATGGTAATCGGATCATTACGATGTTTGTTGACAAAGATGACGCCGACAGGTATCATGGACTACTGGTAGCGAATGGTTTTACCACACCGCTAGAAGTCTTGGAAATCGATCAAGAAACTGTTCAAGAAAACTGCGAACTCAATAACTATTCATATAGTTTGATCGAACCAGACGATATTATTATTCCCCCTGACGACTTAGAAGACGAATGATTACCTTTGAAAAACTTCGTTGGAAAAACTTTCTGAGCACTGGTAACCAGTTCATTGAAATGGATCTAACGAAGTCACCTTCTACTCTCATTATTGGATCTAATGGAGCAGGTAAAAGCACAATGTTGGATGCATTGTGCTTTGGTTTGTTTAACAAACCTTTCAGGAAGATTAACAAACCTCAACTAGCAAACACGATTAACGAGAAAGAGTGTCGTGTTGAAGTTGAGTTCAAGATTGGCAGTGTAGAGTACAAAGTTGTTCGTGGGTTGAAACCCGCTATCTTTGAGATCTACCGCAATGGATCTTTGCTTGACCAAGATGCAGCGAATCGAGACTATCAAAAATACCTGGAGCAGAATGTACTTAAACTTAACTACAAGTCTTTCACTCAGGTTGTTATTCTCGGTAGTAGCACTTTTGTGCCTTTTATGCAGTTGCCTGCTGCTCATCGAAGAGAAGTTATCGAAGATCTCCTAGACATTCAGGTCTTCTCTCAGATGAATGCAATCCTTAAGGATCGAGTAAAGGATGCAAAGGAAGAGATTGGTAACTGCAATCATGAACTTGCACTTGCACAACAAGCAGTAGACCTCAAGACTGATAACATCAGGAATCTTGAACTGCAGTCAACTGCATACCTTGAGGAAAAGAAACTCAGATTACAGAAGAACATCGGTCGTATCTCTGAGATTGATACTGAGGTGGAATACATGCAGAGTATTGTCACCGAGATGGAACCCAAGGTTGTCAACCTTGATAATCTGAAAGAGCAGTATGACAAACTCAAAGAGTTTCGTACCAAGATCAAGCAGAACTTGGATCAAACCAAGAAGAGTAAAGCATTCTACGAGAACAATGATGAGTGTCCAACGTGTACTCAGACCATTGAGGAAGTGTGGAAAGCGGAGCAGTGTGAGTCTTTAACCGAGAAGATTCAGAAGTATGATGTTGGTGTGAATGATCTCACAGATAAGATCAAAAACATTCTTGCTAGCATTGATGAGGTTGAAACGGTTAACAAAGATCTTGTTGATAAACGATACACCATCAACTCTCTTCTGAAAGAACAGTCACGTCTGCAACGTGATAACACTAGACTGGATGAGGAGATCAATGCTGGTTCTCCCAACATTGATAAAGAACGTGAAGTTCTGGATGGGTTGCTCAAGGCAAGCGAAGAGAAACAGTTTGCATGTTCACAGATCAATAAGCGATTCGGTGATCTGAAAGTTGTTGGTAACTTGCTCAAGGACGGTGGTATCAAGACCAAGATCATCAAGAAGTTTGTTCCTACCATTAACCGCCACATCAACAAGTATCTGCAAGAGATGGATTTCTTTGTGAACTTCACTCTTGACGACGAGTTTAACGAGGTTATCAAGTCTAGGTTCCGTGATGTTTTTACCTATGCATCTTTCTCTGAAGGAGAGAAGCAGAAGATTGACCTGGCACTGCTATTCACCTGGAGACAGATTGCTAAACTAAAGAACAGTGTTTCTACAAACCTCCTGATTCTTGATGAAGTATTTGATTCTTCCCTAGATAGTGCAGCAACTGTAGATTTGCTTAAGATCCTCAAAGGACTTCCACAAAGCACCAACCTTTTTGTTATCTCACACAAAGGTGAAATCCTTCTGGATAAGTTCCACCGCACTGTGAGTTTTGAAAAACCAAACGACTTCTCTAAGATGACGGAGATTGAATGATGGACACAGTAGTAATCTATTCAAATGGCAGTCAAGAGTGTGAACGCATAGCAATGCTTCTTGAATCTCTCGGTGGTGAGTTTCA